GAATATGATGAGCAGGTTGCATTGGATGCACTTGCTCGAATTGATAGTTTGTATACGCTTCTTTCAACAGTTGATGTTGAGAGCAATCCGCAAATGTGGGATTTGATACCTGCCGAACCGACAAGATTGTGCAGTTATTGCCCTTATTTTTTACCGTACAGCAAAGATTTATCTCGCGCCTGTCATGGAGATTCACAATGATGTGCGAGTGTAACTCTTGCAAGTGCGGTCTGATACCGACAAAGGCACTCTCAGATGGTGTCAAAGAATGGGTGGAAAATAATCCACCGGCAGAGTTAGACAACAATAACAACGAAGAGGGGGAACAGTAATGTTCACAGCACCAACGCAAGGCGGCGGTGATTCAGTCAAGGTCGCAGACTTGGCAGGAAAGCTGCTTATCATCACACCGATTGAACACAAGCGAGAAATCACAACAGTTCACGGAGTCACAGATGCAGTCGAGGTTGACCTTGTTGACCTAGATGGCAACGAAACACATTCAGGCATCTTGTTTTTCAATGTTGCACTCAAGAATGCTTTGAAAGAAAAGATCGGGCAGAAAGTTCTTGCTCGCATCGGGCAGGGAACTGCAAAACCAGGCAAGTCAGCACCGTGGGTCTTAATTGATGCCACAGGCAATCCTGATGATTTAGCAAAGGCAAATGCCTTCATCGGCGGTGGCAATGCGAAAGCATCCGCCCCTGCCGCACCACAAGCACCGATTGACACGAACAACTTGCCACCTGAAGTTCAGGCATTGTTGAATCAGTTGGGCGCAAAGCAGGTATAGATTTCCTGTGGCTTTAATCCTTTCCTTTCGCCACGGGGAACGAGGTATGGGATTTGCGTTCTTGGGGAATTGCGCAGGTGGGTTCGACTCCCACCACCTCACAAGTTCAATGTTTTGGGGGTAGTAAATGATCACGGCTGTTTCATTGTTTGCAGGTGTAGGTGGTTTTGATTTAGCTCTTGAACGAAACGGTGTGAAGGTAGTTGCATCGGTTGAAATAGACAAGAAAGCGCAGGAAGTGCTTCGCCGACACTTTCCGAACTCAACAATTTTCGGTGACATCATGGGGGTAACAGGTGAACAACTCATCGCAGCAGGATTTATTCCAGAATCAGGAATCATCACAGGTGGATTCCCCTGTCAAGATTTATCAGTTGCCGGTAAGCGAGCAGGATTGGGCGGAGAACGGAGTGGACTTTTCTGGCAAATCTGCCGACTCCTTGACGAAACAAGAGCGCAAAACTTTATCCTTGAAAATGTCCCTGGCTTACTTTCCTCAAATAACGGAAGAGACATGGCCGTTGTCATTGAAGCGTTGGTCAAGCGCGGGTATCGCATCGCCTACCGGGTGCTTGATGCTCAACACTTCGGAGTTCCCCAACGCCGCCGTAGAGTGTTCATTGTCGGATGTCTTGGAGACACAGGGAGATCACCTGAAGAAATACTCGCTATCTCCCAAAGCCGCACAGGGTATCTTGAGGCGAGCAAATCGAAGAGAAAAGACATTGCCACCGCAACTTCAGAAAGCGTTGGAATATACGGCGAATCAAGTTTCGGACAATACAAGCAAGGAGTAAGCACTCTCAAGGCATCAGGTGGCGTTCTTGGGGGTGGGAGTGAATCTTTTATCGTTCACGAAAGCTAAACGCGCACAAAATGTGAACGATTTTGAATCATGGATTCGGGGGGGGCAGCACCTACATTGAACGCAATGGATAACAACGGTGAAGCGTTTGCAACAGTTTTAATCATTGACGGAACTCGTGTTGATGATGTCAGAGTGTATGAAGATGGCATTGTGCCAACAGTTATTTCACGATATGGAACGGGTGGGGGGAATGTGCCGATGATACAAAAACAAGATGGTTCAGTCGTTCGCCGATTGACACCTGTTGAGTGTGAACGATTGCAAGGGTTTCCTGATGATTGGACTTCAGGTCAGGCAGATTCAAACCGATACAAGCAAATGGGCAATGCAGTTGCAGTTCCCGTTGTTGAATGGATCATTTCACGGATGGTGGGGGAAGATGAAACTAATTAACGCAGACTGCATTGAGGCAATGAAGGCAATGCCTGACAACTCGGTGGATTCAATTGTCACCGACCCGCCGTATGAGCTAGGTTTCATGGGCAAGTCATGGGATGCAAGTGGCATTGCTTTTAACATTGAAGTATGGCAAGAGGCGTTGCGAGTGATTAAGCCTGGTGGCCACTTGATTGCTTTTAGTGGCTCTCGCACCTATCACCGCATGGCCGTTGCCATTGAGGATGCAGGGTTTCAAATCCGCGATCAGATTATGTGGGTATATGGGTCAGGATTTCCTAAGTCGCACAACATTTCAAAAACATTAGACAAAATGGCGGGCGCTGAAAGAAAAGTTGTTGGTAGCAGACCGTTAACAGGTAACGGTAAAACCTTAAAATCAGGATTTCATCAACCTGATGGCAGTGGTGCTGGCGAAACTATAAAGCAAGATGTGTATGAATTTACTGAACCATCAACACCTGAAGCCCAACAATGGGATGGCTGGGGAACTGCGCTCAAACCAGCACACGAACCAATGGTGCTTGCTCGCAAGCCGTTGGAAGGCACCGTTGCAAACAATGTGCTGACCTTTGGTACTGGCGGGTTGAACATTGACGGGTCGCGGGTTGGTACAACTGTTGAAACTTGGCCAGCATCAAGAAGTTATGCACCTGGACAATTGCAACCAGGTGGCAAGGGTGAAACTCAAGCAACTGGTGATGTACCTGCTGGCCGCTTCCCCGCCAACTTCATTCACGATGGCAGTGATGAGGTTGTGGCGTTGTTTCCTGAAGCGGGAAATAAATGGAAGCGTAATTATGGCGTGGAAGATTACGAAGGCAAGCAATACGCGGGTGGCTCATTTGGTGGTGGCGGTTACAACGGTGTAAATACTTATGCGGACAGCGGCAGCGCCGCCCGATTCTTTTACTGCGCAAAGGCAAGCAAGCGTGACAGAAACGAGGGGCTTGATGGATTTGAGGCAAAGCGTGATCACGATGGGCGCAAAGATGGCGGGGTCGGTGGCGATAATCCACGCAACCGCACCAACAATGCAAAGCTAAACCATCACCCAACGGTGAAGCCAACATCATTGATGCAATACCTCATTCGCCTGGTGACACCGCCAAATGGCATTGTGCTTGACCCGTTTATGGGTTCAGGTTCAACTGGCAAGGCGTGTGCCTATGAGGGTTTTGATTTCATTGGAATAGATCAATCGGCGGAGTATGTGGCAATTGCACAGGCACGCATTGATTTTGCATTGGCAGATAAATCCAATGAGTTGCCACTATGAATGAACTACTGCCAATCGCCCTGCGGTTCCTGAAAGAAGGCATCTCTGTCGTTCCTGTCGCCAATGACGGCTCCAAGCGACCTGCCTTTGCCTGGCAACGCTTTCAAGAGGAACTGCCCAATACTGATGAATTACTCATGTGGTTCAAGAATGGTGTTGACGGCATTGGCGTTGTCACCGGCAAGGTCTCCGGCAATCTTGAGATGCTCGAACTTGAAGGTCGCGCCGTAGCTCAAAAGATACACCTTGAGATCGCAGAGATTGCCAACAACTCAGGATTGAAAGAGTTATGGGAGCAATTGAACTCAGGATATGTGGAGATGACACCTTCAGGTGGACTTCATTGGCTTTACAAGATTTCAGATGGCGAAGTTCCTGGCAACACAAAGTTGGCTCGCAAACCAGGTGAAGGTGGCAACGATGTGCTTGCCGAAACTCGTGGTCAAGGTGGGTTCACTATCACCGCACCGTCAGGTGGCACCACACACCCTTCAGGTGGCAATTGGACATTGATTGGCGGTTCAATCGAGACCATTCCAACAATTACGATGCAGCAAAGAAATGCCCTGCATGACCTCTTTGCGATGTTTGATCAGATGCCTAAAGTCGAATCTATCCAGGCAGATGTGGTCAAGCGCGATGACTCATCATTGTCGGCAGGTGATGACTACAACGCCAAAGTCACTTGGGAATCTATCCTTGAACCTCTTGGGTGGACAAAGGTGTATTCAAAGGCAGATGCCACCGCATGGCGCAGACCAGGCAAGAATGAAGGCGTATCTGCCACGACTAACTTCAACGGCAATGACAAACTCTTTGTATTTTCAACAAGCACCATCTTCAACGCTGAATCTTCATACTCCAAGTTTGCTGCTTACGCACAGATTGAACACAATGGAGATTTCAAACAGGCTGCCAAAGCCTTGCGTGAGAAGGGATATGGTGCCTCTCAAGAGCTGAAAACTGATTGGGCAGGGCTAGATGTTCACGCCCCATCAATGGTGCAGTTGCATGATGAGAATGAGGAAGTTGCCACAAGTTCTTGGATTCCACGCGAGATTTGGAATGAGGACTTTGATGAAGAACCGCCACCCTCAATGCTTCGCCGTGAGGATGGGCATAACATCTTGTACGCCGGGAAGGTCAACGCACTCTTCGGTGAGTATGAATCAGTCAAGACTTGGGTGGCACTAGAAGCGGTCAGACAGGAGTTAGCAAAAGGCAACTGTGTTTTCTACATAGACTTTGAGGATTCTGCCCGTGGCATCTTCAACCGCCTGAAAACCCTCAAATGCGACATGGAGAAGCTGAAGTCGTTTAAGTATGCCAACCCTGATGAACCTCTCGGTGATGGCATCGGTGAGATCATGAAAACTGAGATTGGTAAGTTCATGCCAACTCTCATTGTTGTAGATGGTGTCAACGCTGCGAT